ATTTGCACTGGTTGAAACTGCAGTTTCAATAGCAGTAACTTCAAGATATTGAATACCGATTTCAGAATTACCCAATTTAACAAGATCGCCAACAGTCAAGAGATCGGTCATGTCAGTGATTTCTTGAACGTTATTCAAAGAAGTAATTGTTGCTGTGTTAGAACCAACTGCAATTGTAATCGATGTATTTACTAGCTGAATATCGCTAGTAAAGGCAGCAGCGCTGTCACAAACAGATACTTTCAATGAGTTACCTAACGCGCCAGGGCATCGAGCAACAAATCGTACAGCAGCGTCAAAGTTATCATCGATACCTGAATCGTAGTGATCATCGTTCTTCACGATGTGATTTGACATTACAGCGTCAGAATCCATCGCTGAAGTGTTAGCAATAGCGTTGAATGAGAACTTAGGATCATGAACTTCAAAATCGTAAGTGCCAGTCGATCCACTATACAAGCTAGATACAGTAATTCGAGTAGAACCAGATCGTGTGACCGTAAGTGAACCGCTACCTGATGCATCAGTCAAACCAGTAATAGCTGTATTTCCTGGAGCACCTTCAGCTAGCTTAAACGTAGTAGAAGTAATATCGCGAATGTAGTAAGTTTCTGCGCCGTCAATACCCGTAGGAAGTGTACCTGAAGATGCAAGAGTTACAGCTTCGCCATCAACAAAGTTAATAGCAGCAGTACTAGTAAACAATCCGTCGGCATACGCAGCAGAATCTGGAAGTACATCAGCGGCAATATCACCTGCACTGAGCACTACATCAGTAGCGTCGACAATTGTGGCAGTAGATTCACTAGTGAATCCGCTAACAGTAGCTGCGACAACGTCTCCTACACCGACACCGGTGTTAGTATTTGCAGCTACAGCAATATAGTTTGAACCGTTAACTGCATATCCATTTACTCGAACATTGTCACCGGTTGAGTGATGTGCTCGAGATACATGCAGACGATTTGAATATGCTAAGAAGTTGGCTGCAGTGAACCAAGTCTCGGCATTGTCCGAATCTGGCTTACCATATTCATTGGCAAGTTCAGCTTCGCTTACAACGAGTTGAGGCTTATCTACCGGTCCCCACTTAAATACACCGCCAATAGCAGCGTCAGTAGTGGCAACGGCAGGGATTACAGTGGTCAGATCGATCTCTGTAACATTAACGCCTGGGCTTAATTGAAAAGGCATATTTTTGTTCTCCCTAAATTATTTTAATTATGTAAGATCGTACTTTTATTTATAATAACCGATATTTCAAAGTAGCCAACTATAGTCATTACCTCGAGTTGTGACCGGTTTAGGATCCTCGAAATCGTTCTGACCATCATCTACTATACCAAAGGGGACTAATTCACTAAAAACTTTTTCTTCATTCATCTCTTTGAGATTGATAACCGTATTTATATCCGTGAGTTCTTTGAAAAATCTCTGATTTGATAGCCAACCAAAGAGTACTAAACACATCATCAAATCGTCATGATTACCTGGTTCTGCTTCGTATGATGTTCCCTTCTGACTAAAAGTCGACATTTCTCTAATCGTTTCAAAATCATTAACAATCAATTGATTCTGTTCTATTAAAAGTTTAATCATAGAACATCCGATTGATTTGACAGATTTAGTAGTACGTATACCTTTATCTGCCTTACCGCTAAATCCTGCTACACCTGATAAAAGACGCTTGCCTTCTCGTCCATTATTTTCAGTAAGCAGCATATTTTCATATTCGTATTCTTCAAAAATGATAGTAGAAACTTGTTCTCCGATATCATTTACTTCAACAAGTATATTAGCATCGTTAAAATACTTTGCCGCAGCGTGTACAGCAGCTGCATAATCAACAGGTGTGATCATATTATTACGATATGCACCAACCTGTACGTATGGCATTTGTGAGATGTCGATGACTTGGAACGCTGAGTAGTCTAAACCTTTACCTCTACTCACATCGACTACTATTACATAGTTGCCTTCTAGTTTTGGTTCTTCGTATACTATAATACCGCCAACTTCTTTGACAGCCTCTTTATATACAAGTTGCTTAAGTTTCCAACCAGCGATGAGTGTGCCGGACGAACCGAGAAATTCACATTCCATTTCCTGTGCAAACTTCTCTGTATCAAAGTCCATTGCTGCGAGGGTTTCTTCGCGCCATTTATCATCTCGACCTGGTACATCTGTCCACATAACCTGAACGAACTCATATCCATTCTTTTTAGCCTTCGCACCCTCACATGTTTTATAGAAGTGATTCAAACCATTTGGTGTAGATGTCAACAGAATCTTAGTAGATGTACCTGATGAAATAGTTGGGAATACAGAAGCGAAGAACTCGTCCCAGTTTTCTACGAATGCTGTCTCATCGATGTAGAGGAATGATACTGACTTACCACGAATGGCTGATGATGATGTCGCTGCTGCAATAATCTTTGATCCGTTCTCAAATTCTACAGATCCTTTGTTCCATTCGATGACACCTTGTTGCAACCACTTAGGAAGAGCTTCGTAAGCCGTCTTGATACGATCCAATATTTCTCTTGCAGCGTCTCCTTTATTTGCGAGCAGAGCAACAAGCTTGTGATCATTAAACAGAATATAATGAAGGATAAGGCATACTGCAGTCGTTGTTTTACCCGCTTGGCGGCTTGTAACCACACATACTCGTCGGTTGTCTGTGGTTTTTTTGATGATTTCTTTTTGATAGTCATAGCATACAATCGGTATTAGTCCGTGGTCAACGTGTACGATCTGAATATACTTCTCAGCAAAATATATTGGATCCTTAGCACATTTCACAAATTCTTGAACCATTTCTTGGGTCCAATCAATCGCTACGCCTTTTCTTTTAAGATTGACATTACCGAGATATGATCGGTAGTCAATAATATCCTGAATATCAGTCTCCATCTTTATTCATCAACTTTAGTAGCTCACTTGTGGAGCCCACAAAAAGATTGTTGTTGACTGTTTCCTTCTTGTCTTCAGGTTTCTCACCAGTAAGTTTTTGTTTTTTCTCATGCATACCTAACAGATCATTGTTCATATCACCCATCGTCTTGATCATCGTAGCGAGGACTTCATATGCTCGTGGGTGTTGTGATTGATCCGCAACCGCAAGCAGTTCGTCGATAGCACTATGACCTTTCTCGATCAAATCATAGAAATTTTGACGCACATACTTTGTATCGTTCTCGACTTCTTTATCTGTCTCGTGTAGAGATGGACGATATGTAGTGGGCAATGGCTTATTATCATCATCGATTTCTATAATCGTTGTCGATTTGACATCTAAGATGTCGTCGAGTTGTGCATTATCTTTCATGTCTTTATCCTTCACTGATCTGGCCATGGATCATCAATCGTAATTGCATATCCGAAGTTTGAGTTGGCCGCAATTTCAGATGCTGGTAATGATTCTAAATCTGGTGCGGAAATTGTTACTGTTGGTGTACTCGTATATCCTGTACCGCTATTTGTTACAAGAATTTGTGATACTGAATCAGACGTATCTATAACAGCTGTAGCAGTAGCATTTGTCCCGCCACCTCCAGTAATTGTGACTGTAGCTTCTGAATAACCAACACCGTCTTTTACAATTGTTATTTCGGTGATTTCTCCATCAGCAATACTAGCTACAGCAGTTGCTTGTTCTATATTCAAACTTGTATAAACAGTCGGTACATTATTAGCTAGTAATCCTGGTTGAGTAGTGATGCGCGCTGCTACGTCTAAGTTACCAACAGCGTCGTCAATATCATCGTACAATGTAGCATCGAAGAATTGTGTGTTAGCAAGTTTGATAACACCTTGCTCGTATATTGGACCAAAGAAGAATCCTTTCATTGTAAAATCTAATTGCCATATTAATGACCGACGTTCTTCAAATGATCCTTCATATACATCATCTTGGTTGACACTAGTTAAAACAAGTGGAATGTCTAATGTAATATCGATAGGCGGTTCGTCAACGAGTTGAACAGTAGATGTCCATTCAGGTGTAAAGAACGGTAAAATCTGTTCAATAATTCGAGTACCATCTGTTGTATTCTTGACAAAAATTGACAATGAAAAATTAATGTCGTATGGTACTGGATTATATTGATGTTTTTTCTTTGTCTTATTATCTGTGACTTCAGTAACAAAACGATTGCGTGTAGGCAATTTTCTTTCTGGCGCATAATTGAATCCTGTTATTTCAAAACCCATACGTGGTAACACGATAGAAAAAGGATTTTCTTGTGGATCTCGATTACTATCAATGCCTTCGATACGAGCCAAGAATTTTTCTCTTGGTCCATATGATAGTGGCACTTTTAATGATTGCTTAATATTTCCAGAACTATCTGGCCGATTAATCCACACATCATTAAATAATGTGCCAAATAATATGACATATTTTCTTAATGTGTCATGATAGTAAGTTCGTCCAAACATCAGTATCTTCCATCGTCGCTAAATGGATCTGCTTCAGAGAAGTCAATAAATCCATCAGCTTCTGTTTCGAATGTGCCGCCATCATTGAATACATCATCTGGTTGCCAATCGCTAGCAACACCATATGGTCGGCCAGTGTTTGCGTCAATGATTACATTATTATTTGCATCGTATGTAACACCGTCATCAGCATCAGCTACGACTGTATACTTGGCTTCAAGAGAATCAATAGCATCTACACCTGTATTTAAATCCTCGCCACTATATTCAAACTGTTCACATATTAAATCATAACATTGCAGTGCGCCCATCTGATAGAAGACAGGAGCTTCGTGCTCTGCAAATTTGATTTGATATATTTTCTCAGTAAGAGGGAAGTAAATGATATCACCTTCTTTAGGCCGTGGTGAATCTTCGTAATCACCAATAACCTCATTGTATCTTTTATTAGCGACAGTAAATGTAATCTGATCTCGTATCTGTATATTAAATCGCGATAGGAAATCGCCTTCGCCTTCAAATCCTTCGACATTCTTGATGTACATTTCGATTTGATACGAATCATTATATTGAGAGAGCGCATCAGAATTAAAGACATTGTCGCGTGCCACGATTGAGCGAGGACAAAACCAAACATCGTGTCCATACATTTTAATAGACTCAATGATCAGATCCTCAATAAGACTCTGTTCAGGCGAGTTATAAAAATTATCAAAGTATGGGTTTGTAGCCATGTACAATTCCTAATTTGTAGGTATAATTAGCTAGTGCTAACCAATCATATCCATTACAGGCAGACTGTAGTTATTGATCATCTCTTCTTCTAGCTTAGTGATTTCTGCTTGCGCTTCATCGTAGATTTGTCTACCGTTAAACGTCACACCACCAGGTAATTGAAGGCCTTCGAATTTTGTGAGGTTTGTACCCCATTGTCGTTTAAT